GGAGTAGATCTTATTATCAACTGAAGTACAGAACCCAGTAAACGTAGATCTAATTCCAGGATATGAAGTGGTTCCTAGACCAACAACGGTCGGCAAGTTTCCTGTTATAAAGATTTGTGGTTCATCTAAGTTATCAGTTACAAAGTCTCCGTTTTTAACATTCTTGAGAAGATTTGAAGTGCCATCTAAGTCGTATTGATCATCTTGATCAAATATTACAAGAACCGTAGTAAATTGATCAATACTTGCATCTTCTATTTCTGCCGTAACATTTGAACCGTAGTCTCTATCTTTGGGATATCTGTAATACTTAAGTCCATATCTATTGATTTGAACTCTCTGTGATGGATCTTTTTCTACCTTCCAAGTTTTAGTACTTACTGAACCCGCATAGGCTTTAGAATACTTTGTACTGGATTCTTTGAGAACCCAAGTAAGATCACTCCGACAACCTGCAGTAATTCTTGCTTTATATGCATCTGCAACTGCTTTAATCTTTGTATTGATATCCGCAATCATAGGATAATTTTTCTTATCGATTTTTTCGATAAGTTCATCATACTCATCAAGGATTGCATCCTTAATTGCAAGTAATTCTTCTAATTGGTCTACCTGACCTTTAATCTGAGTAGATTGATCACGAAGTCTTTTTTCGATATCTTTAGGATCTGCAGCCATTATACTTCTTCCTTACTATCAAGTGCATCTAAAATAGAATCTGTGGATTTCATAGTCTCAATCCTTGAAATGAGTTCTGCAATAACACTGCAAACCATGGGACGTTCTTGTCTTGCAGCAAACGCTAATGCGTTGCGAAGGGATTGTTCTGCTTCTTTAAGTGAATCTTCAACTGATTGTGATAATGCCATTATCCGTTTACTCCTTTTCTGTAATCGTAATGATAACCAACGATAGAACGTTGATCCCGTCCAGGATAGTCTTCAATCTTTCCTTCATACTCAACCACGATCTTATCAACATCTTTTCTTTCACCAAAAACCACATAACTACAGTTTACTGCGCCACCTTGATTATTTAGAACCTTGATTCTAGTCCCCCAGTCAGCAATCTCATAATATAGTTCTTGATATACTCCGATTGGAGTTAGTTGAACTGTAATACTTTCAGAATCAACCAAACCTTTCCAATATTCAGGCAGTTCGATATAGTTACCACCTTTAAGTTTACCACGATAATATACTGCAGCCTCTGGTCCTTCTATACAAACATGTGTCAGTCTCCAACCTTTCTTTGTTGGATGGTGCATATCAAAACTTTTTGGTGGAGATGCCATTGCAGCAGCAATCTTACCATCTAACCATGCACAGTTAATAACACCAGCAACGTTTAACACTCCGTTGACGTTATCTACACCATTCTGTACCTTAACCGTGTTACCAATCTTTAGAGCATTGGCAATATCAATACCATTCTTAAGACTCAGTGCGTTCTTAATTGTAGTTCCAAGTTTTGTAGTCAGACCAGTAAACGTACTGATTGAGAATACGTTCAAGATACCAAAGATGTTAGTAATACCCAGAACTTCTAAGGATGCGGGACTACCAAGTGATAATAATGGTGGTCCAATCATGCAGTTTGCACGAGCAAGACCAACAGAAAATGGCATACCAATATAAACTGGTCCATTCAGAACGGATGTTCCTGGTAAGATTCTGGATGATACATCTAAAAAGGAGGTGTCAATAGCACCTACTACTAGTTTATCACCAACGTGTTGAATAGGAGTAACCATAATTTAACCTGCCGCACACTCCAATAATTCTTTGAATTTCTTAATTGCAGACATAAGTTGTCCTAAGAAGGATGCCTGTTTCTCATCAGTTGCTTGGGATTGAGAGTTCACCACTTTCGCATTAGTTTCAACAGCTGCACCACCGACATTTACATCACTCGTACCCATGATGTTTACTTTAGTTCCATGAGTAGATACTACTGCAGCTCTTGTAGCAACTTGTTTGCCTGCATTAATTGTTACCTCCCCTAGCGCATCTGTGGCTTGAAGTCTAATGTTTGCCCCTTTCAAAATAATATCACCATTCATTGCATCAATATGAATGTCTCCATTTTTTGCACGAATAACTTTTGCTGGTTCACCAGTGCCTACATCCTGACCACAAATTTCATAACTAGTTCCATAACATACTTGGAAGTGACTTCCGTCAGTGCAGAATTTAATACCTTGGAGACTATCAGTAACTACTTGCCAATCGATAGTACGTCCAGCACCATCTTCCGTGCCGGACTTAAATTCAAATCCTTGATATTTACAGTAAAATTCTTTGGGTTGTAAAGCCACTAAACGTCAGTCAACTTTTTATTATTTAGTAACCATATCCACCGCCTCCAGAGCCACCTCCTCCTGAAGGTGGTGGTGATGGTGGAGGACTAGATGGAGGGGGACTAGATGGTGGCGGAGTTGGATTTGGGGTAGGTGTTGGAGCGGGAGCAGGACTTGTAGTTGGTGTAGAACTCTGTGGGGTTGGAGTAGGTGTAGATCCTGCTAATGGCGTCAGAGTTGATGTAACATCACCACTTGCAGCTTGCGTTGGTGTTACATTCATAGCAAACAGACTCTGTTCCTTGGTGTCGTAAATTGTTGGATGTGGTCTATTAGTATATACTGGACCCACCATTCTCTTACCTTCATGTTCATGATATGGTCCATAGTATGGGAATCCATTAACCCAACCAACAAAGACCAGATCTCTGATACCAACACAATCGACAATAGTTCTGATACTTCCGATACCAACATCTTGATTATCAAAGATGTATTGAGGTTGATATTCTGTAACTGGGAAAGCCCTAGCACCACTTCCTGTGTTTGTAATGATTGTAATTCCAGGATTAGTTGTAAACTGAGTCTTACATGGTGATATATCCTGAACACCAATAATTGAACCATTTGGAGTCAGGATTGGTTGGTAATAACAATCTTCTCCAATCTGAATATAATCACCATCAGTGTATCCAATACCAGGATTTTCAATAACAATATCAGTAACAATGCCAACAGGAATAGTACTGATGCCTGGATCCGAATCATCAGGAATAATAATTATATCGCCTGGTCCATCATCGTCTGGATCTTTTACGCATTGTCCATCAATACAGACATATCCCTTTGGACAATCCTTATCAGTAGAACATGTTTGAACACATGCACCATCGACACAAACATACCCTGCAGGGCAATCTTTAGTATCTTCACATCCAGGAACACAATATCCATCAACACAGACATATCCTGGTGGGCAATCTGTACTATTTCTACATGTTGGCGGTAGATCTGGATCTGGTGGTGGTTTAGGTAATGTTATTGATAAATCTGTTGGACAATATCCAGAACCAGAATTTGTGATGTAAATATCACTTACACTTCCATTAGTAATTCTTGCTTTTGCAGTTGCACCTTTTCCGTGATTTGTATTGTCTACAATCTTAACGTTAGGTCGTTTGGTATATCCAGATCCAGGACTAGTTACAACAACTGTAAGAACTTGTCCTGTGTTTGGATCAATGACTGGTACTGCTGAAGCACCTGTACCGTCACCGTAGATAATAATTTCTGGAGGAATACACTTATAGAACTTATGCCCAGGTGGCACTCTAGGTGCATCTCCCTGATTTTTTGGATTGATATTTTTTTCTCTACAATCAGTAAATGGTGTATCTCCACCAAAGAAAGATAATAATCCAGCAACTTCATTTATTTCAGTACCATATCCACCCAGGATGTCTATATTTGCAAGAGTCTGTGCCCAATCATCTGTATCTGGGAATTCTATCTTACCGAATGGATCCCATGTTCCAGGTTTGTTGCAGAGTAGACCATCACAATTCAAGAAACTTAGCAACTGTTGAATCATATTAACACCCTCGCGGATGTATCCACTAATATCACCAATTCCACCTGCCAACCAATCGAGTCCACTCATGATGTCCCCAAGAACATCTTGCATCATCTCTTCAAGTTTACCGATGGTTGCAGCAAGAAACTCTTCAACTGCACATGCAGCAGCGTTGAAAGAATCACCAATCATCTCATTGATGAGTCCTTGAATGAAGTCCAACATTGGACCAAAGATTTTTTCAAACAGACAGAAGATAAGATCTAGAATCTGTTTTGCTGCCTCAGATAGTTGCATCCACTGAGGTAAGGGTATAGTGATTGCAAATACTTCAAATAGACATGAAACCAACTTAACAATATTTTCTCTGATACCATTAACAACGAACCTAACAAGACCCATTGTTAATCTAGCAACCGCTGCTATATCTGACTGAATATCTACGATTAGGTTTCTCACTGGATCAATATAACCTAATGCGGTTGCTTCTAAACCGTTAATAAATCCTAAAAAACTATTGAGTCCTGATTGTATTTGTGCAAGAATATCAGTTAGACAACCATTGGGTTTAGTAACTGGACCTGCATCATAAAATGCCTTATTAAATGCAAGATCTGCATTAGTAGCATAAAACAGTTCATCCTGCAGATCATCTGGTGTAAGATATGCGGCACCAGGAATTTTAGAACTATCAAATGCTAATGAAACATTAAAAGGGGAATCTACGTTACCCTGTAGATCAAGTGCATTGCCCCCTTCAAAGTTAAATGCAGGACCAGTTTCTACCCTTTTTCTAGGAATTTCTGTTGTCGTGGCAGTAGGACGTTTCTTTCTTGTAGAAGTTTGTGAAAGAGTACCCTCCATACCTGTAAAAGGTTTGAAGGGTGATTTTTCTCTAAAGTTTTGTACTGCTTTTGTTCTATAGAAACAAGAGACAACAACTGGTTGTTGACCCTCTTCTCCATCCAGGAAGAATCCTAAAACAGATTCTCCACCGACGAGTCCATGAGTCTTACCAAAACCACCCTGACCAGGAGCACCTGAATCAGCACTAGTTAGGATATGTGCCCAAGGTAAGTCTTCATTGGGTAATTTTTCATCGTCAAAACTATGATACCCAATGATTCTAACTTTACATCTGTAAGCCCAACCTTCGCCGACTTCAGTATCGACTCGGGACTTTTCAGTTCTCCATACTTCTGCAGGAGCAACTTGACCGATCCACCAAATGAATCCGTCTTTGCCTATAAAATTAGATTTTAGTATGGACTCGTCAATCATTTAATTAATTGTCGTGGGTTTTACACTCTGGAGCACCTGGTTCCATTTCGCAGAATAGTTCTAGTGGAGATGGATCGTGGTGATCACCAGCAGCAATTTCTTCTTTGTGGTTTTCTGCGTAAACTTCTAGTTCGTGAAGTTCACCTTCGATGTGACGACGTTGTTGAGGCGAGGTTGTTGGATCTTGAAGGATTTGCTTATCCTTCGCGATATGCGCTTCGATGTTTTCCATGGGTTTTTTTGTTAGTTATCTGTGAGACCGTATGAGTCACGAATTAAACTTAAGTAAGTTACGTTCGCGTTTGCTTCAAAGTGATGTCTTAGACCTTTTATTAGGTATTTGCCACTCTGCTGTGAGTCCTTCTCCGCTTTATCGGAAATACTAACTTTTGGAAACTTTGCGGCAATTACATCACCTACCTTCAATCCTATGTTACATGGTACTACCATATTTAGCGACTGAGTGAAGAGCAAGTTATATCTAGAGAAAGATTTTGCCATATCAGCAACATCTCTACCAGAGTCGGCAGCAATATCATTGGGATCTAGGATACCTCTGTCTGCTGTTCTGACTAGAATTCTTGATGTAGCTTCCTCGAAGCCACCAGGAACATCTATATCATCCTGCTCCCCTAGTTTATCAAGTATTTCCTGTTTTAGGTGATATTCATAGTAATCTGTTCGGTTTTCATAAAGATCGAAGAAAAATGTTACATTTGAATACATTCCCGTTCTCAATGCACTTATAAGATCAATGTTTTTTGCTAATTTATAGTCTAAAATTTTATATTCTACTGCAAGTGTATTGTGTTCTATGGAGTTGGAATATGTATATTCTGCAACTGGTTGATTTGTTCTGTCTATACCTCCGACGAGTTTTTCAACACTCTTATAGTTGAAACCCTCAGAATTTTCATAAAAGAAATATCCAGCAACACCTGTAGCTTTTGTTCCACTTGCACCAGATTTTCCAGCGACAGGAATACCTTTAGGTAATAACCAAGTTAGAATGTAGAAAGGTTTCTTCTGATTCCCAATAAAACTATAGGTATTTGATGTCTTCTCTATATTCTTAGATTCATAATTATTTGTCTTAAGAACATTATCTAAGATAGATTTTACATGTTGATCTATAGTTAGTTTTTGATATTTTGTTTCACATCTAGTTGTTTCATTGGTGAGACCTTCTCTACTTATAAGTTGCATAGTGAAGGTTTCTTTCATTCCATCAGCAGCATAATTTTCTATCTTCTTGACATAAAAGGCTTTATCCCCATCTCTATCAAAATCACCACTAGCAGTTCTTAATTTTATAACTACTTTTTCTCCACCACGGATTGGTAAAGAATTAACTATTCTACTTCCAAGATCCACAGTGATAGACATTGTGCAGCACGGAGATAAGATGTCTTCAAAGTAATTAATATCCCTGATACCACTAGAAAAATCCACACGATTTCCATTCGCAGAAATTATTTCTGCACCTATTACTTGTAATCCTGATAGTGCTACTGACATCTTAAGTAGTTTGTAAGTTGTTTAGTTGAAATATTCCATGCATTTTTAATGCAACGTCATAAGATGATGGACCTGTTGTGATCATTGGAGGCGGAGCAGATGCCACCATCTGCGGTGGTGAACTCTGAGGAGGCATCTGATCTCCGCCCTGTTGCATAATAATAGTCGTGTTGTTCGGTGCATTATAACTCGTATAGTAATTTATACCAGAAGCATCGGACAGTCCTCCACCAAAATCAACTTTACCTTCTATTAGTTTGTTTGGATCTAACCCAGGATATTCTTTCTGAAGTCTCTTAAAGATATATTCTTCGGGTGTTATTCTTGGTATTGCATCTTTAGGCATGTTAAATTCTACAGGACCATCATCATATTGAACAACAGTTTTACCCATTGGTCTTTCCCTAGGCGATCTACCCATGAGATCTTTAGCAAAATCAAGATTTTTTTTATCTTGTGAAGCTTGTACCTGAGATCTTTGTCTTACCTGACTTAATGCTGTAGATTCTGCTTCGCCACCTCGCATTGCACTCTCTGCGTCACGTTGAGCACGAACTGCACTGGGTGTTGATGCAGATCTTACTTGTTCACGTCGTAACTCAGGTTGTCTTACTTGGCGAGGTGTTTGACTTTGGAATATATTTTCAGCGGGTCCTGCAACAGGCATTTCTTCGGGTTTCATTTTCTTTCTAATTACCCTGGGAGTTCTTACAGCAGGAGGAGTTGTAGTTACAGGTGCAGTAGTTGATGTACCTTGTCTTGCTGGCACTGCTGGACCTTGTGGTACTCCTGGTCTTGTTACAGGATTTCTTACAGCTGAGGGATTTACAACCCTGGGTGATCCTTTTTTAAGACCGCCAGTTGGTGAAAGAGTTGCTGGTAAATTAAAAAAGAGTTGAGCAGCTGCTAATTGTTGTGCAGTTTTTTCATATGAGTCTGGTGTTAAGTTTGGATTAAATGATAGTTTGGGTGTTAAGTCTGGACCACCAAAAATACCAAGACGATTTCCTGCAGTCGGACCAACTTGTATGAGTCCTTGTTCTGTTTGTACAACTTGTTTTTCTCCAGTTTTTTCGTACTTTTCCAGAGCCTCTCTGGCCTGTCTGTGAACTGAAAATGGTAATTTTCTACCAGAGAAACTTAACATCTCTGGGAACTCAATTTCATCTTCCTTCGCAATATTAATCTTCGGGATTAATTTAGCAAATCTATCAACTACCTGATCAAATTTATCTAACGTTAATCCAAGTGGATTGACTTTAGTTTCTTCTGTTAATTCTTTATCAGCTTCTTCACTAGCTTTATCTTTACCAACAACACCAGTGAGTCTATCTGCTGCACCACCAGCCAACATAGAACCACCGAATCCACCAGCAATTCCACCGAGAAATCCACCGATAGCAGCACCAGGAACAGCACCCACACCACCAAACAAGGCACCAATTCCAGCACCTAATAGAGCACCACCTTTTGCACCTGCATATGCACCAGCAATACCACCTGCAGTGGATGCAGCAGTTCCTGTTATTGCCTGTGTCTGTGTTTGACCTTCAGATACTCTTCCCCCATACTCAAGTCCTGCCATTGCAACACCGAGCACTCCACCTGCTCTGGGAATACGTACCCCTCCACCTCTACCAAATTGAGGCATTCTACCAAATCTTCTATTTCCAGCTCTATTTCCAAATCTTCTTCTATATCTTTGTTGTGCTCTTCTGGATGGTGGTCCACCACGACGGCCACCTCTTCCGCCACGTCCGCGACCACCACCTCCTCCAAAACCGAGAATATCACCGAGTAATCCTAAAAGACCACCTCCTCCTCCACCACCTAGACTAGCACTTCCAATGGCATAAAAATCAGTGTTTATAAGTTTCTTTAATTTTCTTTTATCAATACTTGGATTACTTATTCTCTTAGCTTCTTTTCCAATGAACGTTGAAGTGCGAACAAAGTTTAACTCATTGAGTTTCATCGATCTCTTGGATCTGACCGCGAGATTCAATACCTTTTTAGCCTTACTTCTTACTTTTGGAGTTAGATTATTTACTGACATTATCCTACCGCAACGTTAAGCATTTGATGAGTTAAAAACACTGCTGCATTATCAGGATTGTGTACAGACAAACTAAAATCAACATTTTGAACTGTTGATGGTGTTGTTGCTGGTGGTGGTACTGAAGATCTTTGTGGTGGTTTAGATTCACTAGGAACTTGAACCATTGCAACATTATTTGATCCAGGTTGTTGTTGAATGAAATTTGTTGCTGCAGGACTAGAAAGACTTACTTCTTGTGCTTTAGGATCTGGTTTTACTTCTTGGACTGGTTCAACTGATGGTTTTGCTGGTTTTGGTGGGGTTAGGTCAATATCACCACCCTTTGCGCCTCGGATATCACCATGTCCAGTCATCATAATAATTTTTCCATCTTTATCAACCATATCAACAAATGCACCATATCCGCTACTTTGACCATATCTAAGTCTGGCTCCTTGCATGGTTGGCATTAAGATTTCAGCACCTTCTGCACTCTTTCCACGTCTACCTTTTTCATCATCAATTTTGGGAATATAGTAATCAATACTATCATAATCTGCATGTCTGGAATGACTATGAGCAGCATGTACTCTTTTGAGTAATGCAGTCTTTTCCTCCATAGATGCATCGGGATTATATACAGTACCAGCGACTGCATCATTAGAGAATTCTATTTCTCTTCCTCTAGTTCTATATCCCTTAGCAAGTTGATCCAATAGTTTAATACGATCTTCTAATGATGTATCCTTGGAAAATTTAGTGTCTAGATGATATTCAGTGCCCGCACCAATTTGACCTTCAGGACCCGTTACTAGTCCTGTACCATAGACACCATCTCCAAATTTTGATGGATCAATCTTATAACTACCCGCACGCCCCTCATCTTCTCCGTCTTTACCGTCTCCAGATTTAACTTCTTTAGGATCACCCTCACCACTAGCGGCAGAAGAACTTAATGATTCTAAAGCAGAAATAGCTTCGTCAAATTTATCTAAAACACCATCAAATTTTGTAATGAGTTCTTGACTTATTCCTTCCGATGTTTGTTGTTTTTCCTCATTTCCACCGATAAATCTACTACCAGCAGCTAATCCACCACCAAGTAGACCTAGACCCAATAATCCTAGACCTAACTTACCACCTCTACCTCTAGGCACCCTAGTTCTAGGTCTAGGTCTTCTGGGTTGACGTTGTTGCCCTCTTCCTGGTAAAGGTAATCGTGGTAATTGAAAACCACCACCTCCCATGTTGGCAAGTTCATTCTTTAACTTCAGGAAGTCTTTGATCATCTTTTTGACGAACTTCCTGATAGTAACTACAGTGTCTCCTGTAGATTTTAAACTATCTTGATATAATTTAATCGCTTTATCAAATCCTTGAATTTGTTTAGGATCTGCAAAGAATTTGATATAATCTAATGCCTTTTGATAGAGTCCTAAGAACTCCGACATTATTTTATTTGGATCTTCCTCAGCTTCTTTTCTACCAAATATATTTTTTACGTTAGTAATTCCACCTTGAATTACATTCTTGACACCACCAGCGATATTCTCTACATTACTGATAATATTGGTGGAAATACCTTGGATTAATGCAGCAATATTAGGAACTTTTGGTGCTACACTAGATGTTCCTGCTCTCTTAAATCCTGCAATATTATTAGCGGCACTTTCAACTACACCAGAACCTAAGGTCTGACCTCCAGACATACTCTGTGGAGATATTTTTCCAGCAGATCTGGGAGCTGCTACACTTAGATTTGGTAAGTTACTAACCGCCATTAGCTTGTTGTGCCTTTAGGTTTTCTTCTTCAATGTGAGCTCTCAATAGGGCAAGATAAATGTCTCTTTCCCAAGGCATCATGTTTTCGATCTCAGTCAAGCTATATTTATGGAACTGCATCAAAGCGAAGTTGATTCTATAATATGCCTCAAGATTAACATGAGACATTATCAACCGAAAAAACTCGTTAACCCCTCCAGCGTTACAGTATTTTCTTTCTTGGTCTTAGGATTCTTGACTGTAAATGTATGACTCAGTTTTGGCATGGTTTCAAAGAACTTTTCAACCATCTTAAACTGTGAAGAATTCATCCCCTCGATAAACTCTAACAGTTCTTTCTTGGTACAGTCTTTAGCAGACCAGGCATCTTCTTCAGTGAAGATAGTATCAATGCATTCTGCAATAATTTCAAAAGATCTTTCAATAGTACTGATTGATTCCTGTTCATTAAAATCAAAATTGTTTTTAATGAATTGATCCAGTGATGGATACTTCATTTTCAATACAACGGAATCGTCCAACTTGATCTCTGGGGAATGTCCTTCCTCAAACTGAACATCTACTTGGTCAACATAAATTTTGACAGGTACTTCTGTCTCACCATCATCTTGACAAGTAACAATCAATTCAATCGCTTCTCCAACCGATTTACCACGAACATTCAAGAAGAGATATTCAATATCAAAAGAAGGTAGTTCTTCGACTTTAATACCTCTAGTTTGAATACACTCAGACAATACTTGTTTGATTGCCATGGTAATTTGTTTCACATCTTGACTTTCGAGAGCGAGAATCAAGATCTTTTCTTCTTTGACCAAAAAAGGTCTATACTTAACTTTTTTTCCTGTAGAGGGTAGTGTCAACTCATAGGTTGGCGCAGCAATCTTAGGTAATGGCATAGAATTTCAACTCAGTAATTTTATTTATTACGTAAAAGGAGATAGTGATCCAGAGAGGTCAGGTGAACCAACTCCAGGTGTAGGAGCTGTAAAGAAGGATGCGTCAAATTGTTTCTGAGTTAATTCAGCAAGTTTATCGATACTTTGTTGAGTCAAGTTCTGTGGTAGTGCAACCTGTTCACCAGGATCATGTTTCATAGTAGTATATCTATCATAATTAAAGACAATATCCACTTTTGCAATTTCACTTCCACCATAATTCAAATTAACTGCAGCGATTTGAATGGGAAATGCATTAACAAATTGATAAGTCAACTGTCTGCTTTGTTGTTCATATGGGTATATACTATTCTTACCTAAGTGAAATCCAGCATTTCTCTCAAATTTAGTAATGGTAATATTTTTCTTATAAGTTTCTGGATATCTCATTCTCAAGTAGGCTTGACCGCTCTGAGCCTCTTGTCTGAATAAACTTCCAGCAGGACTACCGTTAGTAGTTTTTCCTGCAGTTGTATGAAGCGGATTGATAAAATTCATCCACTCCTCAAATAATCTAATAACGTTATACTCACTGTCAACATAGAATGAAACTGCAAATTGAGTGAACTGTCTAGCTCTTGCGAACGTCTCAGTAACTCCTTGAAATCCACCTTTTTCTGTTGCTAGATCAAACTGAGTTCCTGGTAACTGAGCTTGATGACATAACAAATCATACTTCAATTGTTGATCGTTAGCACTATTTCCAAATATTCCACAACTCCTTAACCAAGAATTTAAATCATCATCAGCAGATCCAGTTCCGTTGCCACTTAAAAATAAATTTAGTTTGAACTGACTGGACATGGCAATGTCGCCCAGATAACTCATAACACCGCCGATGTTACCTTGAGTTGGATGCGACTTACCCTCTGTCATCCTAATGTGAAGAGGATCAACCCTATATCTGTTGATGTTTTCCGCCACTATAAATATTTTTTGAGGATCTATACTATGTATATGAGTTATAAGGGAAAATATCGACCAGAGAATCCCAGAAAGTATAAAGGTGACCCAGCAAATATCGTTTATCGTTCACTCTGGGAACGAAAGTTCATGAGATACTGTGATCTCAATGAGAATGTAAACCAGTGGCAGTCTGAGGAATTCTGTATTCCATATGTCTCTCCTATTGATAATAAAGTCCACAGATACTATCCAGACTTCTTTGTTCGATACACTGATAAGTTTGGTAAAAAAAGATCGATGGTGATTGAAGTTAAACCACAAAGAGAAGTGGAAATGCCTGAACAGAATCCTAAAAGGAGGACGAAACAATGGGCATACAAAGTCAAGACCTGGGCAGTTAATCAAGCAAAGTGGAAAGCAGCACAGGAGTTCTGTGATGATAGAAACTATGAATTCAAGATCATGACAGAAAAAGATCTAGGTATCAAGTAATGCCAAGAAAGACTCTAAAACAAAGAAAAGCAGAACAAGACCTTGCAGA